GAATCCCGTCTCCCGCTCCATGGCGCAGAATCGGTAAAAAACACCTGATTTTGCGCCTTTCTTTATATCTAAATGCTATAAGAGTTACGCGTATTTGCACCAGTTCCACACGTTTTGTGACCAAATTTGTGACCAAATTTTTGTGACCGATTTGTGACTGGTGGCAAAAAGAGAGCCGTTTCCCGAGGTGGGAGACGGCTATGTTTATTTAATGGCTTCAATAATGGCGCGTTTGTCGGATTCGTAGAGGTGAGCGTAGGTCTTAGTGACTTGCTCTAAGGTGTCGCCAATGAGGTCGGCGACTACGGCGAGGTTGGCACCGAGGTGGACAATCATTGAGACGAAACTGTGGCGGAGGTCGTGAATGCGGATAGGGGGCAAGTGGGCGGCGGTGGTATAGCGGTCAAAGGCGCGCTGCAGGGTTGTCGGGGGAACGGGGTCGTCGCCACCAAAGAAAAACGGGGACTGGGGCGTGTAGGCTGCGAGGGTTTTTGCGAGAGGGGCGCAGACGGGGGACTTGTAGATTTTTTCCGCCTTGGTGGAGTTGATTGTGTAGCGAGAGCCGTCGGTCGTGTAACGGTTAAAAGATTTTGAAAATGTGATTTCCGAGGGTGATACATCTTCCGGGGTAAGGGCAAGGACTTCGCCACGGCGGCGACCGGTGAAAAAGAGGGTTGCAAAGAGGGCGGCGTACATCGGGTTGTCAACGGCGGTGAGAAAGGCGTCAAATTGTTCGCGCGTCCAAAACTTCATTTGAGTTTTAGGGGCGCGGCGTTTGGGGGTTGGCACCTCAGGCAAGTGGTTTGGAAACGAATAGCGAGTTTCGAGCCACGAAAGGAATGCGGCGAAATACGACTTGATTTTCACGAGGTATTTGTGGGACAATGGCTCGCCCTTTGAGTTGGTGGCGTTCCATATTCCGTCCTGCCAATTATACAGGGTTTCTTTTGTCAAGGCGTCTGCAGGAATATCCCCGAGGGTGGGGATAATGTATGTTTTGTAAATTCGGGATTTATCGTAGACCGTGGCTTGCTTGTTTTGATTGGTGAGCGAAGTCATATAGAGAGCGATATAATCTTTCAGCGGCGCGGTGGCAACCTTCTTCGCTTCGTCGGCGCGGTTCCGCATTGCGGCGCGAGAAATAACTTCACATTCCTCGGTGATAAATGCGCCGACGGCTTGCTTTAGTGCTGCTTTGGACGGATATCCTTTGAAACGCTTCTGAATAATTGTCCCGTCCAGTCGCATAACCCTGATTGACGTGTTAAATACTTTGCCTTTTGTTTTGTAAGTTGACTCAGAAATGGTGTAGTTGGTTGACGATATATAGTAGGGCATTGGGGAAAATCTCCTGTGAAAGTCTGAAAAAGCCAATATGGGGATTACAGATGTCCCAAATTAGGATAAAAATAAAAATCGAGACAAAAATAAGGCATAGAATTAGCAAAACGCGAATCCATTTGTTTTTAGTTTCGATAGTGCGTTCGTAAAGGTCAATAAGGCGCGAATTGTCCGCTGGGGGAGAGCCTGCGGTTTCGGTGGAAACATCTTTGTAGAGTTCGGCGGCGGTTTCGGAACCCGTGTCCATGGCGGCAAGAATGCAGCAAACAGTGGCGTATCCCGGGTCGGTGGTCTTGCCTGAGAATATACGTTTGACCGTTCCTATGGGAATGCCGCTTTTATCGGAAATCGTTTGGATTGACATTTGTTGCTGGGACTTCAATTTTTGTAGTTTTTCGCTTAGGCTCATTTATGAGACTCCTCTTGATATTATATTTGACCCGTCAAAGTCGCACATTTGAGGCTTGATTTGGCGTTGTCAGTGTAGTAAAATCCCCCTTGAAAGAAAACCTTCGAGGGGGAAAAAACGTGAATAACACAACTATTGAAATCTTGAAAGAGTTGGCTGGGTTGACTGACGAACAGTTACAGGTAGTACTTAATAAGGCTAAGAAAATAGTGGGTGCTTAAAATTTTTGTCCACAATCTTTACATTTGTAATGGTTGATAACTTTGTTGGCAGAAAAAACGCCCCAAACGGCTATGGATACCGCTTTATCTGCGCCGGTTATTATTTCGACATTCTTACTGCCGCAACGTGGGCAACGTTTCGAGGCGATAGGGTGTCCGCACTGAGGGCAATTCGGTGCCTCACTTGAAACTTTGTGTCCGCAGGCAGGGCAATCTATCAAAGTAGGCTCAATATTTTCCTTTATGTACGGGGTGTCGGGTGCGTTATAGTTGTAGTAATATTTAACGTACTCGTCCTCAGTCATTCCTTTGTGCGCTTCAGGTGGCAGGCGACGATAGCGTTCGCGAAGTTGTTTGGAAAGTTCGTCGTCCTCTTTTTCCAAAGGGGGCTTTCTCAACAGTCCGATTACAATGCCGATTACAATGAAAATTGCAATTATAACAAAAGCAATGACCATAAGTTAACCTTTAATTCCTTTAATAATTTTTAACAACATTTGTTTTTCGTCCTCGGACATTGTTTGAACGAGGTTTATGATTTCGTTTTCCGTAGATTGTCGTTGAGCGTTCGGCGTCGGGTCGTCTGTAAAGCACATTAAATACGACGGGGATACTCCAAAGTAGGTTGCCATTTTCTGAATAGAACTTCTCTTCATATTTTCAACAAGTCCACTTTCGTATTTATTTATGGCTGCTTTTTGGACTCCAATGACTTTACCCAATTCTTCTTGCGAAATACCTTTCGCCGTCCTCAATTCGTAAATTCTTTGTCCCATATTCATAATATTTAACTAACCTACCTTTCGCAGACATATTAACATAGTTGTGAAAAAAAAACAAGCCTTTTGACAAAAAAAGTTAAAATTTTGGAAACTTTTTTTGAAAAATATCTTGACAAGATACTGCGAGAGTGGTAAAATCGTAGTATCCTAAATCGATACTCAAAGGAGGTGAACGAATGAATAAACGTCTTTTGGAGAGTAAAATGAAATTGTTTGGAGATACCAACAAAGCCTTGGCTGAAGCATTAAATCTGTCCCCACAATCAATTTCAGCCAAAAAAAACGCTACTAATGGGAAAGAGTTCACGCAAGGCGAAATCAAAATTATAAAAGAACGTTATAATTTGACGCCTGAGGAAGTAGTGCTCATTTTTTTTGCCGTGTAGGTATCTTAAAAAGATACTCTGCAAATTTAGAGAGGGAGAAAAAACAAAATGACACCTGAACCAATAAAGATGGACTACGCACGGAGAGAAGAGATTTTTTCCAAGGACGTAATGACAATCAACGAGTTGGCTGCTGTAATGTCGTGTAGTTACTCTGCGGCGGCGCAATTGATGAACGAAATCAAATTCAAGAAGCGCATGGACGGGACGTTGAGGTTCGACATGCAGGGCAAACTTCACGTGCAGGACTATTTAGAGTTCTTTAACCTTGACCCAAACAATCAACGATACATGAGACCGCAGGAGGGACAGCAATGAGCACGATAGCGCAGACAACAGACAAGTTACGCACGCTTGCCGAATTGGCAAGGGAGCAGGGCTGGAAACTTAAGAGCGTGGCTTTTAAGGCAATCGGTGGCACCGCCGAAGCAAAGGTGCTTTTTACAGACAAAAACGGACGGAATATCCCGTTTCAGATTTAGGAGGACGTAATGAACAGATATTTTTTCACAGGCAACCTCGTGGACACGCCGACAATTGCAGAAAAGTCGGGGCACAAGTTTGCTAAGTTTTCCGTGGCAGTTGACGTGTACAAAAACGACGGAAGCAAAAAGGCACAGTTTGTCCCGGTCACAACGTGGGATAAGCAGGCAGAGGCGTGCATGAAACACCTCGTCAAAGGTAGCAAGGTACTGATTGAGGGTGCCCCGTCACTTAGCGTAGTGAAAATCGACGGCGTAAGCAAATTGTTTTTTGAGGTACGTGGCGACCGCGTTGAGTTTCTGTCGCCAAGTCGCCAAAGCGAGGGCGAAGGTAAGCGCGGTACGGTCGATTTCGACCCTGCTGCAGTTCACCCTGAGGATTCGGACGATATTCCGTATTAAAGCAGAGGTGGCGTATGGGAAAGATACCCGACTGGGTCAAAAAGCGCGAGGACGCTGAAGCGGCATTGTCTGCCGTAATCCTGCCGACCAAGGAAGCCCGAATGAGCGGCATATATCTGTGGGAACGGACGGACGAGAATGGTATCACGTGGTTTTACGTGGGACAAGCGAAGAACATTTACGAAAGGCAAGTGGGGCACTACAACGGCTACGACCGTTTGGATAAGTCTCTGCATAAGAGGGGTTTCAAATCGTTGCAAAATCCGCATGGCTGGACTTTCCAAATTCTGCGGACGTGCGAAGAGAGTTTGCTGAACGACTACGAAACCTACTATATAGTCTACTACATGCGCCAAGGCAAGCAAGCGTACAACAAAACCTACGGCAGTCAGGGCGCAGGCAAGGAAATAATTTACACAAAAGAACAGAAAGGCTACAGGCAAGGCTTGCAGCGCGGATACGAAAACGCCCGGCGCGATGTTCGCCACTTGTTTGCGAAGTATCTGAGGTTCGACATCGAGGGCGATCCGAACAAAAACAAGTTAAAGGCATACGAAAAATTTAAGAGTTTCTTGGAGGACAACAATGAAGAAAACGAAAGTAACGTTACTACTTGATATCGTGACGAGCGAAACCTTTATGCTTATGAGTCGTGACGCACAAGCCGCTTATTTGCAAATCAACGCTCGAAGCGACAGCAAGGGGCGCACAAATCGTCCGCGAGCAATCGCAAAGGCAATCTGCGCCGACCCTGCCTCGGTTGACGAACTACTGGCAAACAGGTTTTTGGTGGTCGTTGACGAAGAAATGGGCATAGTGGAGGTGAACAAGGCATGGGAAGAAGATTACTCACAGACGCAATTGTAAACGCCGACGAATTTATCACAATGCCTGCTTCCGCCCAAGGTTTGTATTTGCAACTGATGTTCGCAGCCGACGACGACGGCTTTGTTAAGAACCCCCGTACAATTGCCCGAATGAGTAATGCTTCCGACGACGATTTACAGATTTTGCTTACGCGTCGTTACCTGTTACAGTTTGAACACGGAGTGGTGCTGATTAAGCACTGGCGAATGCACAATATTCGCAAACTGGACAGGTATACGCCGACCGTGTACGTAGACGAATACAACAGTTTGTTCGTAAAAACCAACGGGGCATACACGCAGAACGCAGAAGAGGGCGTTTCTTGCAAGGGATTAACGGCGTGGGTGCCGACATCGCTTGATACTGGAACCACCATTGAGCAATCACGGAACCAACATTGTGCAATGGCGGAACCACAATCAAACAATAATGGAACCGATATTGCAAACAATGGAACCAGTATTAACGATACTGGAACCGCCATTGACCCTAAGATATTGATAGAGAGAAAGACGTTATATAAAGTAAGTAATTATAAACGAGATAAGTCTTTACAACAGTTTGATAGATTACTTGATGTTGAAGATGACCCAAATGTAAATGGGTTATTAAAAACGCAGGCGTGCGCACGAGAAGAGTTTTTAGGGTTTCTGAAAACGAATTGCAACCTCGATAAATGTCGTGAGCACATAGAAAGTTGTTTGCCTGAGCGCAAGGCTCTATTTGACGAGTATGTGAAAGTTTTGATTTCACCAAAGACGAAGAGAAACGAAAAAGATTTGCTGTCACTAACCGAAGATAAATTCGTCCGTATATTCAACGGACTTTGGAATTTAGACGAAATAGACAATATGCCAAAGTATATATGGGCGTCGATACAAAAATTTAGCGAGGAGGAAACGACCAATGAAACGGGATGAGTATGTATATCTGATTACGACGGCAGACCGTTTGGAATTGCCGGTTGCTCAATGCGACACCTTGCGAGACGTGGCTAAGTGGACAGGCAAGTGCTACAGGGAAGTGTGTTTCGCCGTAAGAGAGAGCAGGGATTTGGTTGTGACGTTGTGCGGACAGCGAAGCAAGTACAGGATAAAGAAAGTTTACTTGGAGGAGCAAGAGTATGAGTGAAGCATTAACGCAAACACCGTGTATGGGTTGCACGGAACGAACGCCCGGGTGCCACTCTAAATGTCCCAAGACGGCGAGAGGCGAGTACGGCTACGGCGAATGGAAGCGAGATTACGAGGAACGGAAAAGCAAGATGCCAAGCAGGGCGTTTACCGAAGCATATCAAAAAACTTTAATTCAGTGTCACAAGAGGAGGACGAGGTAATGGAAGAGAACAGAACATATTCGCAAATCGACAAAATACTTGGCTACGTCAAAGCATACGGGTCGATTACACAGCGCGAGGCAATACGCTTCGGTTGCTACCGACTGGCGAGCAGGATAAACGACATCAAGAGGCGCGGATACATAGTAAAGCGTGAAATGATTGAAGTCACCAACGCCGACCAAACGAAAACACGCGTAGCACGCTACCGAATTTATGAGGCAGAGGGTAAATGATAACATTCACGGACTACCCCAACCACGAAGCGTGGCTTACAGGACGGCACAATAGTTTGGGCGCAAGCGAAGTGGCGAGCGTAATCGGATGTGGATTTTGCAACGAGCAAGAATTGTGGGCGCAAAAGGTGGGCGAAAGCAAGCCTAAGGATTTATCTCAAAACGCGCGAGTGAAATACGGAACGGAAGCAGAGCAGTATCTGCGTGGGCTGTTTGCGGCGCAGTTCGCCGACACATACGAAGTTGAGTATCACCCGTACAGAGTGTACAGCAACGACGAAACGCCTTTTATGACGGCGACATTGGACGGCGAGTTGAAACGGAAGTCTGACGGGGAACAGGGCGTGTGGGAATGCAAAACGGCGTGGGTTCTTCGCAAGGAAGATTTGAACGAGTGGTTTCAGCAAATTCCTCAGAAGTATTTTTGTCAGGTCACTCAGCAACTTTACGTGACAAACCGCAAATTTGCCGTGCTGACGGCACAACTGATTTTCAACGACGGGACATCGGAAATACGACATTATGACATATCCCGAAACGAAGAGAATATTGCCTACATAGTTTCCGAGGCAAAAAGATTTTGGAAACACGTCACCGAGCGGACGAAACCTGCGCTCGGACTAACATTATAGGAGGACGTAACAAATGTGTACAACAACAATGGAAAGCGCACTTGCCGAACTGGAAGTGGCGCAAAAGAAAATGCCGCAGAAGATTGAATTTGTAGTTGAGGACTTTACAAAAAATCTTCCCGAGATAATTTCAAACTGCAAAAACCTTCAGGCATGGGCGCAGGAACGCACAGAACTCGACCGTTCGCTGGTACTGACGACGGAAGAGGACTTTGAGCAGGCGCGCACACGGTGCGCAACGCTGAACAAAATCAAAGAGCAGGTTGACGCCAAGCGCAAGGAAGTGAAGAAACTCTATACGCAGCCATACGACGTGTTTGAGGCGGAAATCAAAAAGGTAATCAACACTTTGCAGACGGCACGAGACAATCTGTGGAATCAGATTACGGTTGCCGAGAACGAAATCAAGCAGAAGAAAGAAAACGAGTACAAAGAGTACTGGACAAGCAAAGGCATAACGGAACGCAAGTGGGAACAGATTGCCGACAAGCGTTGGCTCAACAAAGGAATGTCGTCAGACAACGTAAAGAAATCGATTGACGAAATCGCCGATTCAATCAAGAGCGACGTTGAAACCATAAAGTCGCTTGGAAGCCCCTTTGAAGTCGAATTGCTGGCTTACTACGAAAGAGGCTATGCTTTGGGCGATGTTGTAAAACACAATACAGACCTGCAAGCCCGTCAAAAGGCATTAGAAGCCGCGAAAGTTGCTGCACAGTCAAGTAGCCGACCCGAGCCGTCAGAAGCCACCGCGCCCGAAAAGCCCGTCCCGAGCGACGCAGAAACGGACAACTGGCAAATCGAGGACGCAGTTAAGGTCGTGGACTTCAGAATTTGGGCTACTTCAGAGCAGTTGAAAAAACTGCGAGCGTTCCTTGTAAGTTGCCAAATCAAATACGGCAGAGTGCCGACAAACGAATAGGAGGAAACAACAATGGCAGAAGTTAAAAACACACTTCAATCGTCGGCGGCAAGCACGACGAAAATGACCGTAAGCAAATATCTTGCAACGGAAGGCGTTCGCAAAATGATAAACAGCACGCTGGGCGATCCGAAACTGGCACAAAGGTTTGTTGCCGACCTTACTTCGGCGGCAAGCGTTAACTCCGAACTTCAGGACTGTGACAAAAACTCGCTTCTGAGCGGTGCGCTTTTGGCGCAGTCGTTGAGTTTGAGCGTGTCTCCGTCTCTCGGGCTGTGCTACCTCGTACCATTCAATGACAAAAAGCAAAATCAAAAACGCGCGGTGTTTGTCCTCGGCTATAAAGGATACATTCAACTTGCAATGCGCAGTGGCTACTACAAAGACATCGACTCAATCGAAGTCCGCGAAGGCGAGTACTTGGGACGCGACCCTGAAACAGGTAAGCCTCGTTTCAAGTTCATTGAGAACGACGACGAAAGAAGTGCTAAACCCGTGGTCGGGTACATGGCGTACTTTGAGTACATAAACGGCTTCCAAAAGATTTTGTACTGGAGCAAAAACAAGATGGTAGACCACGCAGATCAGTACTCGGCGGCTTTCTCGAAGAACGGTGTCAAGGGAAAGAAAATGTCGTTTGCCGATTACGAAGCAGGCAAGGTGCCCGAGGACGAAAAGTGGAAATACAGTTCGTTTTGGTACAAAGAGTTCGACGCCATGGCAAAGAAAACAATGCTTCGTCAGATAATCAGCAAATGGGGCATTATGAGTATCGCAATGCAGAATGCCTACGAGAAAGACAACGAGGTTTTGGATGAGGACAGAACCGAAAGTGACGGAAGCGCAGTTGACGATTTCTTTGAGGAAACGACGACGACAGTTTCGCCCGAGGATTACACGGTGTCTGAGGAAAAATGATTCAGTCGCAAAAAATGGCGGACGGCACGTGGGCGGTAATCGGGTGCGGACGTGTTGCGGTGTTGCCGAAAGTAGTCGAAAACGCAAAGTTTACAAAATGCGACTTGGTTATTGAATATGCACGAGAGCGAAAAGACGAGTCGGGGCAAATTTTGAAGCACTGCGCAAAGGTGGTTATTTACGATGTTACCGGCTCGAACATGTTTGCACTGGCACAATCGTTGAAGCACGGCGAAATGGTGGCGTTTGCCGGTGTCGTCTCAGAATACAATTTTGAGAACCAAGCAACGGGCGAAATCGTAAAGGTGAGAGAGATAAGAGCCGAACAAATTGTGCCGACCGGGCGGTTGATAAAACTGTTGGCAAAAAATTTGAAAGCCGCCGAAAGTATTCAAGCGGCGGTTGAGGAAAAAAAGCAGAGGAACGGCGAGGACGAATATTTATTCTGATTGAGGTAAAAATGAATTGCACTGACTGCGGACGACTTAACAAAATGAAAATTCAACGGGCACCGAATGCACCGACTTTGTACAAATACGGGTGCGGTGACGGCTACTGTGTAGGTTGGATAGAGGACGATTCAGAATTGGTTTATATGAGATGTCCGCGCTGGTGCAAAAAGCCTCAATATGCCAATGCTTCTATCTTTGACGGGGAGGAAACGAAGGAATGAAACTCGGCGAATTTGAGACAAACGAAGTTTACAACGTGGATTGCTACGAAGCAATCAAGAAACTGCCCGACAAAAGCGTTGATTTGATTTATACGGATATTCCCTACGACGTTGAGGGCAACGGCGGTGGTGGTTGCTTTGGAGAGAAGAAACGCGATTACCACGCGGAATACGAAGCAGTCTGCGTTAACAGTTCCGCAACGGGGGGGG